GGAGAGGATAAAGAAGATCGTGGATGATGCCGGAGATTCTGGTAGGGTAATGGGTGACAGGACAGAGTCTCTGTCTGAGAGTGGGTTGATTGACTAAAACTATATAAGATGGCTCTACTGAGTAAGGATGTTTGGAAGATGAGGCCGCCTGACTTGATTCCGATGACGGCTGACTACATCAGCTTCTGGAGACTATTCAAGGACAGGTGCAAGTTCGGCATGTGGTGTTCAGGCATTTGGATGCCAGGAGAGTTGTTCTTCTACTACAATGCCTGGAAGATAAAGCTGAAGAAACCGATCTATGACAAGTTCGGTAAGATAAAGGGGTTCACCAATAATGAGTACATCGAGTACCCGGATCTGAGGGATATCGAGTGGGAGTACTTCTACACCTACTCAGAGTCGAGAGGTTTCAGTCGCTTCGAGAACAATACTGAGGAGGAGCTTGCTGTGATGACTCCACGAGAAATCATGAGGAAACATTGGGACAGAGAGATGGGTAGGCCGATGTATGAGAACCCAGCCAAGAACATTATCCTGATAGCAGGAAGAGGTGCCGGCAAGAGCTATTGGGCTTCGTGTGTGATTGGGTATGAGTTCCTGATACAGAGAGACAAGGGTATCGCTAACACGATCACTGTTGGTGCCGGAGACTCGAAGTTCTCCAAGACTCTTCTCCAGAAGGTGAAGTTGGGTCTGAATGAACTGCCTGGATCAGTCGTGTTCGGAGGCATCTCGTATCCGAGTCCGATCTCGAAACAGTACAAGGGAAGCTTCGAGGTAAATGAAGGTATTCTTGCGTCCTACGTGAAATACATTGCTGGAGCAAAGAAAGAGATTGGTGACGGCTCCAGTATCGGCCACATAACCTTCAAAGACAATGACTTTGCTGCAAATGGAAGACGTTCCTGTCTTCTCGTGTTCGAGGAGATCGGTCTGTTCCCGAACTTCCGTGCAAGTTGAGACTCGTCTATCGAGGTTATCCGTACTGGCACATACCAGTTTGGGACGATGTTCGGACTCGGAACAGGTGGAGACATGGAGAAAGGTTCGGTTGACGTTGCCGACATGTTCTATTCGACTGATGCCTACAACCTCGTGTCATTCGAAGACATCTGGGAAAGAAAGGGCCGGCTGGGACTGTTCGTGCCGGGTTATATGGGTCTGAATGAACACAAGAACGAGAGAGGGGAGACAGATGTAGAGGCTTCCATCAAGAGTCTTACTGATGCTAGGGAGAAACTCATTGTAGACAAGGCAGCAAAGACGACGTTGGAGCAAGAGATAATGTATAGACCCCTGAAGCCGAGTGAGGCCTTCATGAAGTCGAGTGGAAACATCTTTCCCCGTATGCAGCTCCAGGAGCAGCTCACCTACATATCGAACAATAAGGACGTGGAACAGATGTGCCAGGTTGGTCAGTTCGTGCACGATCATGACGGAAACCTGAAGTGGGTACAGACATCCCAGAACAGATACATCAGACAGTTTCCCCTGAAAGACAAGAAGAATGCGGATGCCGACATAGCTATCTGGGAGCATCCTGTGGACAATCCTCCACATGGACTCTACATAGCCGGATGTGACCCCTACGACCACGACAAGTCAGAGACAGGATCACTCGGAAGCATCTTCATCTACAAGAGATTCAATGGGTTTGATGGAACCTACAACATGATTGTTGCCGAATATAGTGCCCGTCCAGAGAGAGCCGACACCTACTACGAGAACCTGAAGAACCTCCTCATATACTACAACGCCCGTTGTCTCTATGAGAATGAGAGGAAGGGTCTTCACCAGCACCTTGTATCAAAGGGTCAAGACTGGTTGTTGGTAGACCAACCAGACATCGTGAAAGACATAGTCAAGAACACATCAGTAGACAGAGAGAAGGGTATCCACATGGTAACCCAGATAAAGGACTGGGGAGAACGGTCTATAAGAGACTGGTTGACAGAGGAATACTCACCAGGAAAGATGAATCTGAACCGGATATTCAGTCAGGCTTTGTTATCAGAGTTATTGTTGTATGAAGATGACGGAAACTATGACAGAGTGATGGCTCTGATGTGTGTCATCATCCTAGATAAACAGATGTTCAAGGTGAGAGTGAAGGAAAAAGAGACCGAATCACGTAAGATAGAGTGGAAAGACCTCGATTTCGGAGGAAAAGTCGGATTCAACTACGCCTGGAGTGGCTATAGTTAGTCCAAAACAAGACGATATGGATAGAAAGACATTAGAAGCAGTGATAGGAGACCTTCTTAGTGAGGCTCAGGAGGTTAGAACCAGCAAAGGAAGAGACTACACCAAGGGATTGGAAGACGTCTTCACGAATTTCAAAGGCAGTAGTGCCTCCTTCGGAATGAGACCCGAACAAATACTGGGGATTTTCATGGACAAACACGTGTCTGCGGTATACGCCTATATAAAGTCTGGTGGTCAGAGTGAGTCTGAGCCGATAAAGATGAGGATAATTGACTGCATCAACTATCTTTGTCTACTTCATGGTATGATTCTGGAGAAAAACCAGACAATCATGATGGAATAGAAGAGTTTGAATAGAAATTAATACGAAAAAGAACGATGGATGCAACGATAACAAGGGACGCGGTCTTTCCTCCACAGAAACTGCCGGCTTCTAAGAAGAACAAGGAGTGGAAGGATAGGTGTGTCGATGCTCTCATAGGAAGATGGGGTAGTTCGAGAGGTATGCAGAACATTGATAGGAAGAAGATCAACTATGACCTCTACAACTCCATCTTTTCTGAGGATGACTTGAGGTATGTGGTGAATCCGTTCAATGTTGACTCGGGTTTTCCGGCGAGGCCACAGAATTTCAACATTATTAGACCAAAGGTAAACCTCTTGCTTGGAGAGGAGACAAAGAGGCCCTGGAACTTCAAGGTGTTACGTACTAGTGACGAGGCTAAGTCGAAGGTTGTGGAGAGAAAGAAGGAGATGTTGTTCCAGTGGGTTGTCCAGAGGCTTCAGGAGCTTAATGGGGAACAGCCTGATCAGAAGACTTCTCCAAAAGAGATAGAGGACTACATCTCTAAGGACTATATAGACGTTGCTGAGCATGTCGCCTACAACGGTTTGAAGTATTTGGAACACAAGCTCAAGATAAAGTTCGAATTTGATAGGGGTTGGAAGGATGCCCTTATAGCTGGGGAAGAAGTTTACTTCGTGGGCCAGAGAAATGGGGATCCGTTCCTAGAGAGAGTGAATCCTTTGTACCTGTACTATGACTCAGACCCCGACTTGATGAACATCGAGGACGGAGATTGGGTAGTTAGGAAGATGCACATGACGCCGTCCTCTATCTACGACAAGTTCTATGACATAATTGAGTCGAAGGATCTTGATGATATTCTTCATGCCTCAATAGGGAACACGATCAACAGCAAGATAGGTTATGAGAGAGTTGTCTGGAAGGACAGGATAAAGTCTGATGCCTACGGCAAGGCAAGTTTGGATGACTTCAATGCGATGAACAATACTGGTTATGGTTACATAACGGTTTGACACGTGTGTTGGAAATCATTCAAGAAGGTCGGATTCCTGACAACACCAGATGGGGCAACCGACATGGTTGATGAGACCTACAAGGTTCAGGAAGGTGATCAGATAGAGTGGGATTGGCCGATAGAGACATGGGAAGGATATAGGATAGGTCAAGACAAGTATGTTGGAGTAAGACCGATACCGTACCAGAACTTCAACCCAGATCATCCGAACTACAAGAAACTTCCCTACGTTGGGAGTCTGTACTCGAACACGAACTCGAGGGTTCAGAGTTTGGTAGACATAATGAAGCCTCTTCAGTACATGTACATCATATTGTGGTACAGGTTGGAGTTGGCTATTGCGAGGGACAAGGGTAAGGTTCCTGTTATGGATATTACCCAGATACCGAAGTCGATGGGACTCGATGTGAAGCACTGGATGCACACACTTAGCTCTCTAGGAATAATGTTCGTAAACCCCTATGAGGAAGGAATCTCGGACGACGTTGTTAGGGCCGGAAAGCCTTCGACCTTCAACCAGTTCCAGGCACTCGACTTGAGTATGTCTGACGTGATCCTCCAATACATCCAACTCTTGGACAAGGTAGACATGATGGCTGCAGAGTTGACCGGAATCACTCCCCAAAGAATGGGAAGTATCCAGAACGATGAGCTTGTGGGTAATGTCCAGAGAAGCGTGACTCAGTCGAGCTACGTTACGGAAGAGCTCTACATCATCCATAATGATGTGAAGAGAAGAGTGTTGGAGAATCTTCTGAATATAAGCAAGTGGTGTTGGGGTAACAGCAAGAAGAAGTATGTCGACTTCATCATGGATGACATGAGTAGGAGTCTGATCGAGATAGACCAAGACTTCCTGAACTCTGACTATGATATTTTCGTAGTCGATTCGAGTAAGGAGGCCTCAAAGATAGAGTCCGTAAGACAGTTGATGCAGCCTGCACTTCAGGCTGGAGCAAGTCTGAACGAGGCGGTGCAACTTCTTATCAGTGATAATCTGAGTGATATCAGTGATAAGCTGAAACAGATAGATCTGAAGAAGGAACAGATGATGCAACAACAACAGCAGCAGGAGCAACAGATGCAACAGATGC